TACTTCTCAGCGTCGATGTCCTCATAAGGAGCTTGTTGATATACATGGTCACTATATGGCAACAAACTAATCCCACTACACAGATCAAAGTTCTCCCATATCCACTGTGCTACTTGCAAGAACTCGTTATCAGTGTAATAAACAGTGATGCTTGGTTTATGTTCGCACCAGTGGTTCTGATATGCTTTCCAAAGTTCTAGCTGCTGCATAGCTCCTACCTGCTTGACGGTCACAGAGGACTCTGGAGCCTTCACAGGGAAGCTGAAGACTGAAGACGTAGGTGACATCACATCCTGCTCTACAGGGAATCCTGACTGTGCCATGAAGACTGCAAGCGGGTCTTTGTGGTCGCTACGTACTCTGCGAATGTAATGCTTAGAGAAGCGAGGATGGATACCAGAAGCAGAATCAACAAGTTGAGATACAGTACCGCTAGGCTTAACGCACGTAATAGCCGCAGACTGATTAATGCCAAGCTTCTCAGCCCACTTCTTATTTGTATCCACAGCAACATCTCGTACTTCCTCCAGCCACTTAGACAAGTCTTTAGAGCAGCCCTTGCTCAACAGGTAGTGATCCATGATGCCTGTCATGCTGACACCCAGTAGTGCTTCCTCTTCCGTGTTCTTCTTCCAGCAGTTACGCAGGTATCTGAAGTCTGTCAAGGTAGCCTGTAGTGTACCGATGATAGCAGCCATCTCTGCCTTCTTCTTCAGCGTGTCTAGGTCGTCTTCAGGACGCACTACAATCTCTGACAGGTTACAGAACTGGTTGCTACGCAGGATGATCTCTGAGCATGGGTTAGTACCAAAGTCCTGCTCAGGGTCACGCCTACCATTACGTGCTGCAATCTTCTGAGCTGCTATACGACTGAAGATACCACGCTCACCCGCCTTACTCTCGTACATGTTCTGCATCTCGCCTAAGAAAGACTCAAAGTCTGGCTTCTCAGTGTACGCTACGCTGTTGTTAGCAAGCCTACGGTGGCCCTCATGCCTCCACCAGTCACCTGACTTAGCCTTCGCCATACGTGGATCAGACAGGTTAGAGAGGCTGATTAGAGCTGATCTACGCACACCACCTACCACTACAATGTCAGCTATCTTACACACTACATCGTGACACTCAATGCTTGTTAGCTTGCGTCCTCCTGCCTTCTGGAATATCTCTACACAGAAGTTGAACAGATCAATCAAAGGCTCAGGCCCTGAAGCTCTACCACCAAAGGTCTTCAGTCTAGCTCCTGCTGGTCGTACCCTGCTCATGTCCCACTCAGGTATCTTACCAGCATACAACATAGCTATCAGCTCACGGAATGCAGAGGCCCAGCCTATCTTGCTGTCACTAACAACAATAACACTGTCAGTCTTGTGGAAGGTCTCTGCAACCACAGGTAGCTTGGTAATGAAGTTACGCTCTACGCTGAAGCCTACGCCTGTACCACACATCAGCACGTACATCAGCTCGTCAAAGCTACGTGGTGAGTCAATGGCTAAGTAACTACAATTAAATCCAGCTACGTTATCCTTTGCCAGTGCATCTCCTGCTGTCATCATACAGCGCATGCTAGGCATGACTTCCATGTTGTGTATAGCATTAAACAATTCTAAAGCTGTTGTTTCATCTATCTGTCCACGGTCTTTCCAGAAGTCTACGTACCTATTGACTGTTTCATGCCAAGTCTCTCTGCGCTTCTGTTCAGGTAGCCAACGTGCGTAGCGGCTCTTGTGTATAAACTGTTGATACTGATCCATTATTCTTCCTCATCTAGTGGTATGTGGTAGGAGCATGCTTTTAAGAAGTAATCAAACTGCTCTCTCATATCGTGCAACGTTTGCTCATCGCTATACAGTGTGTAGACTATCTTGACTGCTGGGCATACGCGTTCTGCTTCTCCAAACTTAGGGTAGTGTATAAACTCAAACACTGGTTGTCTGTCCATCAGCTGTTCTCCTCTGCTACCATTGCAGTTAGCTTCTGTAAGTACCAGCCAGCTTTCTGTAGGTCTTCTACCTGCTTACCTTTGTAGTCATAGCGCCACAAATACTTCATGCAGTTGCCCTTGAGGTAGCCTTTGAATGCCATTGAAGACATAGACTCTTCTATAGCTTCAATACACTCTATGTTGCCTGTGTTGTAATGTGTGGGCCTGTTAACATTGTCCATAATCTCTTCAGCTTCTTCGTGTGCTGCCTGCATCCATGCTTCTAGTCCTGTCTTCTCAATAGCGGGTGCTTTCTTTCTCAAGGCATCCCACTGTGCTGGTGTTGCGTCATTAAGTCTCATCATCAAAGTCCTCTGCTATTCTGTCAAAGTTTCTAATTATCCTACGTTCAAATGCTTCCACTAAGTCAGTCGGTGTTATAGACAACAGCTCACACAGTAGCTCCTCATCTAACTGTAACACCATCTTTTCTTTTAGTTCCTCCAGTGTCATAGCCATTATACTTTCTTCCTTTTGATGTACCGTGTCATCTCCTTGGCTGTCTCTACGGTGTAGTGCTGGAACCCTTCCTTCTCACACCACTCCCCCATCGTTATCTTACCGCCCTTGCGTACCTTCTTGTTAGGGTTTGACAACACAAAGATTAACTCCCACTCCGGCATTGAATCTCTAATGGCTGTGTACTTCTGTGTGTCGCCTACCCTGAAGAACCCTTTACACTCTATCAGTATTGCCTTGTCCTCGTGTACGAAGTCCGGTAGATACTTCTTGTGTACTGTGTATGGTATTCCATAAGGTTCAAACTTGTACTGTCCATCTAACTTCTCTGATAAATCCTTCTCAAGTCCTGACCTAAAAGCCCTCTTCATCTGGCATTACCTCCTGTACCTTGGGTTCCTTTACTACGTCTACTAAGTACTTTGGCCCGTAGGAGTAAGCGAAGACCCGTAAGTTTGGATAGCAGTGGTCTTTGAATTGACAGTAAGAACACCCCATCGCTAACTTCGTGTTGCCTGACTTGCCATCCGGTACAGGTTGGTAACACCACTCCGCTGGCTCTGGCTGCTCTACTAGCTTCTTTACATGCCTCACCCTGTCAACTATGTCGCCCTTCAGTTCTTCGTAAATGGGCGCTTCAGTATCCAAAAGGTCATACTTTAGGTAAGTCAAGTGTCCATTTGCCTTGTCCATTGCAAGCCATCCAAACTCTGTCTGTCCCTCTGAGTGTGCGTAGGCTTTGATCTGATCAATATAACCAAAGGGATCGTCGTATGCCAGTGTACCGTCCTTAAACTTCTTGAACCCAAAGCTGCTTGCTGACTTGACATCAGTAACAACACCGTCAATCTTGCAGTCCATGTGACCCACGATTCCTTCAACGTTACATACCTTCTGTTCGTCAGTTACACTGTGGCCAGCCATGCGGGTCAGGAACAGCAACATCTCTTCAATCAAGTGACCGTACATAAACTTGATGTAGGTGTGCGGCTGCAGCTCTTCACCCTCTGTACCGTTAAAGTGATTCCAGAGATACTTGTCGGTGCGGCCGATATTACTGAGGCGTAGCCTCCGGTTATCCTCTCGCTTCTTCCGACCAAACTCAGTACGCATCAGTGCCTTGACACCTTCTCCGAACTTCTCTATCTCTGCCTCCACATCTACAGATGGGTCAGCGTCCTTGCTTTCCATCAGTGCGTAGATGTCCGCTACTACATTGTCCGTTGTTTTATTAGTACTCATGTATCACTTCCAGTATTAGCTCGTTTGCTATCGGGGGTGGCAGTCTGAACCACTCGTTGATATTGTCACATTCCTTTGCTAGTCTTACATGTGCAGCAGACTCCGCTGCTCTTCTGTCATCTACCTCGTAGGAATAAACCAAGGTGTAGTCTCTGAACGGTGAGGATGTTTGATAACTCTTAAGCCTGTCCTCTGAGTCTACTGCCATCCCTACCTTAACCCACTCAGGCCACGCAGGGTTAGTCATTACATAGACATACCCTTCTTTGACTTGGTTGTACACTTCCTGTGTCTTCCAGCCAAACAGTTTAGCCAACAGACTGGGCGACCTTTCCCCTCTCTTAATCCTATTCTCTACCCTGCGTATGTCATAACATGTCTTACATTTGTAATGCTTCTTAGCTACAAAGGACTCATACCAGTTGTCTTGCGTTAAAGGTACTGAGCAGCTGATACACTCCTTATCAGTGGGTATCTGCCCAGCTGGTTCCAACTTTGTAATCTCCTGCGAGAGGGCAGTTGAGTTCGTAGTGGAGTCCTGCAGCTTCAACACAGCTTGCTGCCAGTCCTCCGAAAACCTCTGCTTTCTCTTGTCTGACTTCTGTCTGGATTTCATCGTGGATGTTCCCTAAAAAGTTAAAGTCTATACCCCATAGTATAGCATATTCGTGCAGTAAACACAAGGCTTTCTTCATAACGATGGCCCCGGCTGACTGCAGTAAGCTATTCAATGCAGCGTGTTCTGATCGTATGGCGATCCTTCTTTTATCCAAGCCATAAACATAGCCTCTTGTAGCCGCCATTCCAACTCGTGTTCGTAGGTCTTCAAGAGCTGGCGTATTTGCGAGGAACTTTTCCTTAAGTCGTTGACCGTCCTTTCTAGTTCCACCAACGATGCTTCCGATCTTGGCATCTCCGGCCCCATACAGGAAAGCGTAGATGAAAGTCTTAGCTTGATCTCTAGTGTCAAGGCCCGCAGCCAACTGATTTGCCGTGTGTATATCTCCGTTGAGTATTTCATTTGTGTAGTCCTCATCATTCATGTAGTGCGCTAACATCCGTAGCTCAAGACCGCTGGCATCCATACCGACTAGCTTGTAGCCTTCCTGTACTGTCCACACATCACGACACTGCTTGCCGTAGGGTGAGTAGACTGCAGGAACCTGCCCCATGTTGGGACTGGAGTGCGTCATGCGCCCTGTCACTGCACCGTTGGAGTTAACGTACCCGTGTACTCTACCGTCATCCTCAACCGC